CGTTGGCAATTTATAAAGTAAACCGATTAGATAAAATGAATTTACACTTAACAGCGTGTGAAATCGACAAAGAATATATTGACAAGGCAATCAAACGAATTTCAGAAAGTATCAAACAAGGTACGCTGTCTTTTTAGGTTGCCGATAACGCCCGTGTATGTGCCGCGAGCGTTTAGCGAAGTGGCATATTACACAACGTTAGCGGTTTCACCATTTTTTACTACTTTTAATGCCAATTTAAAAACCGTTTAATTATGAAAAAAATCATCTACTTAGCACTCATCTTACTGGCTGCCGCAGCCTGCGATAAAAATGAAGACGTGCCCGAACAACAACCTGGCGGAGAGTTTACCTTTAACGGGAAAAACTACCCAATAAACAGCGCAGCCGTTGAAACAAACATGTGGCAGGACTCTGACGGAGATATACGTACAACCTACTTTTTTATTTTCACAGACAAGTTTGTCGAAAACGAGCAATGGGAACAACCAGAACGTTTTCAGATTGAAACATTTAAGGGTGCAAATATTACAAACCTGAATATTGATAAAAAGTACCACAATTTCGACTATGCCCGCAATGATTCGCTTTGTGCCCAGGGAGATGGTTATGGATTTGCATACATGGGCCTTAATTTGCTTAACAAACAAGAACAGTTCGAAACCGAAGTTCGGTTTCCTAACGGCAGTTTTTGCTTCCAGAAAACTCTTAACAATAGTAACATTTCCATTGAGTTTAACTGCAGTAATAACAACAACCAAACCATTACCGGAACCTACTATGGAAAAATTTTTGAATTCGAAACCTTTGATTTCTGAAAATTCTTCTTACATTTGCTCCTGTCATACAATTTATCAGCTCAGGGGCAAAATCCACTGAGATAATTGAAATAAAATAAGGCACTGCCTGCTATGGTGGCTGAAAGCGAAAGCTTCGGCTGATTTATCGCCCCGCGGTAAATTGTATGACACACCTAATGCAGGCAGTGTTCTTTTTAACCATTTAATGTCATACAATGGAGAAAAAAAACGAATTGGTTATCGCAGGCAGTGGCGATAATTTATTAATTGATGCAAGGCTTTTGCATCAGCAACTGCAAGTAGGCTCAAGATTCAACGATTGGATTAGAAATCGAATCAAAGAATTTGGATTTGAGGAAGGAAATGACTTTTACTCAAATTTTAGTAATCAAAAATTTTTCGGATGGGGAGGGAACCGCAGGTCTGTTAATTACCACCTCACCATGGACATGGCGAAGGAACTGGCCATGATTGAACGGAATGATGTGGGCCGAAAAGTAAGGCGGTATTTTATTGCCGTTGAAAAAGAGATGCGCGAGGCGTACAAAACCGGGCGCATACTGCCCAAAGGGGTAAAAAGCACCGAATTGAACGGGCGCAAACTGTACCCGTTCCGGCGCATGGCCGAAAAACTGGGCTACAGCACCGGCGGCAACCTTTACTACCGCCGCCGCACCTACCCCAACCATTTTGTTAAGCTCAACAAAATTTGGTATTGCACCGAAGAAATGGCCAACCTGCTGGCCATGTGGAAAAGCACCTGCAACCACCGCGAAACCATTAAAACCATGCAGCCGGTGCTGCCGCTTGGGTTTGGCGAACCGTTAAATTTACAGAAAGGAGGCCGCTAATGGAAGCATGCAAAAACGCCGAAGCGGTACAAGAGCTGCTTAATTGGACATGTGCCGAGCAATATATCAATGTTTTAGACGAACTTTGGGAAGCCTGGATTTGTGGCGAACTGGCCGACGGAAGCAAAGCCCACGACCGCGCCGAACGCTTTTCGGCAGTAAAAGAGTTAAAACGGTTTTTAAAAACCGTGGAAGAAAGCCCCCTTTAAAAGCCCCTCCTAACCTTCCGCCAGCCGGCGGAGAGGGACAAAGAGCGCCCGGCTGCAACAGCCGGGCGCTCTTCTTTTTCTCTTATCCTCCCCCTTTGGGGGAGTTAGAGGGGGCCTTTATAGGCTCAGCTTACTGTCAAACTCCACATAGGTTACCATCCAGCCGTTTAGCCTGTGCCAGTGCCGCCATCCGCTAAACAGCAGAGGTTTGGCCAGCTTTGCCCCGTCCTTTTCCGGTATAAACCGTTCCAGCGCCGTTTTTACAGACAGCGCCATGGTTTCGTGTGCGCTTACCTCGCTGTCGGGCAGGCCGTCGTGCGTTTGTACCTGCTGCGCATACACATGCACGCGCACCTTTAGCGGGGCCTGTCGTGCTGCATTGCTCACAAAGTCGAAAGCAAGCTGCTCCGGGAACTCCACAAAAAAGCCGGTGCGGTAAGGCCATCCCTTGTTTTCGTACTGCATGTTAAACCACTGCGTGTTTTCGGCAGCGGTTATCCCTGCCAGTTGGGTTTTAATTGCGTTGTAAATGTCGTGTAACATGGTAAAATTGTTAAATGGTTAAATTGTCAAACTGGAAACTGAGACTGCGACTGACTACTCAAAGATTTCCTTCGCCATACGGTTAAACTTATCCTGAATACGCTTAAACAGGGCATCGCTGGGGCCAATCATTTGGCGCTGCGGCATGTCGAAGCCCGGAGGCCGCCCAGCCCTAAGGCCTTCGTTATGTACTTCAGTGTATGGTAAGGCGCTGGTGAACTCTACTGCATGTTCGGTTGTGGTGGTGTCGCCCTGCCAGCTGCGGCGCATTGCCCCGCCCCTGTTTTCGCCAATAAGGGTAGGTTTTCGCCCCTGTTTCTTTTTCTTCCACTTGTCGTAACTGCCCGGCTTTTTTTCAAAGCCCTGCCGTTTAAAGTTGTCGGCAATAAATTGCAGCCCTTCAACTTTGGCAATCCGAGGCAGGTCTTTAATAAATTGCGGAACGCGCCGGGTTATCTCCTGTATTTTTCGTTGAAAATTGTTAGCCATTTTCGAGGTATTTTTTCAGTAATTCATCAGCCTTTTTGTTTACCTTTTTAGCATCAGACTTACTGGACGAAGATTGATAACCATTCTTGTCTGAAAACAGTTTTTTGTCTTTTCCCGGATTGTTGTCGAATCCTTTATCAGGTTCAAATCCTTTAGCCGCTGCCGGTTCGTAAACGGGTTTATCGGTTTGGGTAACATCGCAGCCGCAACCCCATCCGTTTGGAGGGTAAATGCTGCCCCACCTGGGGTCGTTTAGCGGCAAAACCATTCCATCTATGCGCATGTGTTCAGGCCGTCCGTCTGGGTTGCCGCTGTGCCGGTATTCCAAATTTGGATACAGGTCGGCATTTTCTTCAAATCCAGCCCACTTTACAGCCATTTGCGAACTGGCTTCGGCCTGTTTAAATTCTGTTTTAAGCCAGTTTATGTTGTATTGTTCTGTAAGCGGCTGGGCTGCCTTTTTAAAATCGTTCCAGTTCCGGGGTTTTCCGTTGTCGTCAACCAGCAGTTGAGCTAATGCCCGCTGCTCGTCGTGGTTTTTAAAGGCGGCAAAGGTGGCTGCATTTATCCGCAGTTCTTCGGCTAAATCAGCATACCGGTAAGTATCTGTGAATTTTAAGCCTGCGTTGCTCATTGCTTTTAACAAGCTGTTAAAATTCAGTGCCCATACTTCCGGATCTATGATTGCCGCCTTTCCTTCAAAAAAGCGTTTTAGCCATTGTTCAAGCAGTTCACCAGGGGTGGCTGCTACCATTTTTTTTTTACCGGAACTGGCCTGCGCTTTGGTTTTTATGTCTCCCGGTACTTCGTCGCCTTCTTCGTCGTACTCAGGATCTTCCGGGTTACCGTTTCTTTCGCCCTGTTTGGGGTCGAGTTCGGTAAACCGTATTTTATCGCCGGGTTGCAACGGGTACCCGTGGTAAATTAAAAAGTAGATCAGCTCATAGTTCACATAGTTGCTCAGGCGGCGCAGGCGTGCGGCGTGGTAGTCGTTTAATATCCGCTCGTGCACTTCTGCCGATCCAACAAACGCTTTCTCATCGCTGGTACCGGTTTGTCCGTTCATTAATTTACTAATCTGCTCATCAATCAGCCGGATGTTTTTTTCAAAAATCTGGTAACCTGTTGGCCCTGCTTTCGACTCCAGCGTGTCTATCTCGTCATCCGAGTCGGTAATAAAATAAGCGTTGTTGGCAAAATTGCGGGCAGCCCGTTCGCGTTTATTCAGCTCCTCACCTTCGGCATCAGTTTTAATTACCAGGTGTGGCTTTCCCCACTTTTCCGAAAGTTCGCTCCAATCCCTCCGGGCAAATGCTTTCCAAATTACTTCGCGGCTCACCAGTTCCAGCAGTCCAAGGTCTTCGGGTTCGCCAATTTCTACCAGGAAAAACTTCCACGGATTGTCACCGTAGGGAATTCCGCTCGTGTCAGTTTCATTTATAATAACATTCCGGTTGTGGGGATAAATGTTTTTCCGCGAAAACACGGAGCAGCCTACCCATTCGCCGTCTTCATCCTTTTGCCCGAATTCCACCACGGTGTAACCCCACATATCGTAGTCGAAATAAGCCTTCACAAACTGCGAAAACCAGGGGCGCATAAACAGCTTGGTCAGCTCGTCATTATCGTTATCATCGCGGGTGATTACGAATGGCGAAGCCTGTAGTTTGTTCACGGCCACATCGTATTGGCTGCGCACATGCGCGTCGGTTATGGTATTGCGGTAAATCTCATACAGCTCAAGCCAGCTTGGGTTGTTGATGTCGCGGGCATTCTCCACTGCCTGGCGAAGTGTGGCCATTTGCATTTTTACCCGGTCGGGCTGCGGGCGGTTTACCTCTTCGCTCAGCCGTTTCCCTTTCTTCCCCGCCTGAGACGGGGCAGGCGCGGCTGCTTTTGTATTTCGACTAAATTCGAAAGAAAACTTCATACTTTGAACTTTAAACTTTAAACTCTGAACTACATATAATACGGATCGTGACTTCGCTGATCATCGGCATCGAATCGGAACCGGGTCACTGCGGAACCGTCGTCGCCGGTCAGTTTATCGAGCGAACTGGCCAAACCTTTACAAACCGCAATAACATGCTTGTACTCCTTTTCAAAATTTTCTTTGATACGCTCCGGTATTTCATCGTCAACAACCGTGTTGTACAGGTAGTAAGCTGTAATGGAAACCAGGATGCGAACCAGTTCCTTGTTTCTTGAGGTTCCGGTTTTGGCCAGTTCGGCATCCACGTCATACGTGGCATATAAGCAACTCAGTTCACTTAAAGCCAACTGTTCGGCCTGCTCCAGATTTTCGCTGTTGGTGCCTTTCAGGGTGTCCAGCACGCTGGTTGAAATGGTTCCCTTAAAGTCGTTTTCCTCTAAAAATTGCAGGGCCATAACCTACTGTTTTTCGTAGTAAAACACCATGTAAAACCGTTCGGTAACGTTAAGAGAGAAAGGTTTGATTTTATTTTTGTTGATAAAATCACACAGGTCATCGGCGTTCATAAAGCTTTTGTTCGTAAGCTTCGAGCCGGTTTGTTTTGTTGTTGTTTTTGTTGCCATTTTTTTTGTTTTTAAGTGGAGCGCAAAAATTTGCGTCTCCACAATTATTCATAACTGGTTAAAATGCACTTCGTTCGGAGTTGTGGACATAACTCCCCTGCCGCGATGTTTGGCTGCGGCTGCTTTTTTTATTGCCGGTATTCAGCTTAAATATTCCCCCTTCCACGGCATCGGGGCCGTCGTCCCACTGGTAGTCGGGGAAGCCGATAAACTGGTTCCGCAATTCAATCATGTGTGGGTTGGTTTTCAGGGCTTCGTTAAAGCGGATAAAACCATAATCGGTAAAGGCAGTCAACGCCTCAATGCGTTGCTCTTTGTCGGGTTTTGCCCTCAAATCGCGCTTTATCATCAGCAGGTAGTTGTTTTCTTCGCCATATCGCCAGTACTCATCCAGCATAATATCCTGGATAAAATTGGCTTCCATCCAGTGTTTACAACTCACGTTGGTTGGTACCTGTTCGGCAATGGTGTAATGTGCTTTTACCATTTCGGGAGTGGTGCATTGCTGTACATAAACGTCAATGACATCGAAATACCTGCCGGTTTGTCCCAACAGAACAATGGCCTTGCAGTCTGAAAACATAGTCTTCTTATAACTGGGGTCGTTGTAGGTACACACCTTATCGTATGAGGCCAGCGGTTTCACCTTAATCCACGGGAGGTGCTCTTCTTTAAAAATACTGCCTTCAAACAGGTGTTCGTGAAAATACTCGCGCATGGCAATTCGCCAGCCCATACGCCTCATTTTTGCCAGTAACTGTTCGCGGCTGTAGTTCTCTTTCCATGCCGGAATTCCTTTTTCGCTCAAATCTTTTTTGTGGCTGCGCGGGTTTTCAAGCGCATATACTTCCAAAAAGTGGATGCCTTCACGCAACGGGTCCTCCGGTTCTATATTCCCGGCCAAATGTGCCAGTATGGATTTTTTGTGAATTCCGTTGCCTACACAAATAAGGCGGCTGCATTCAATGGGCATTGCCCCGTAAAAGTCGCCCAGTATCCAGTCCACTGCATCTTTTACAAGCGAAATGTTTTTAACAATTTTTGCATCGTCAATGTCGTCTATCAGCCCGTAGTTTGGCCGTTTTTCGGCCTTGCGGGTCCCGCGCGGGCTCTGCCCCCGGCCAAATGCCCAAAAGCCCACACCGTCGGCAGTTACAAAGTGGCCGTCTTTCCAGTTCCCCAGGCTGTATTGTTCGCCAAAGTCGGCAATGTACTGTTTGTTAAACATTAATTCGGCCTGAACGTCCGCAAGCAATCCGCGTGCTTTTTCCTGGTTTGCGCTTCCAAGCATCATTCCGGTGAGTTCACCCCGCGCTTTTAACTGGAGCGGAAGTATCACGCCGAATAATATAGATTTGGCGTGTTCGCGCGGAAACTTGTACACGCCCATCATATCTTTATTGTCGAGAATTTGTTTGGCCGATTTTTTATGAAACCATCCAAAAGGTTTGGTGGCCAGGTGGGAGCAATAGCGGGCGGCAAAAGCGCCGGTATCCGATAGCGCTTTTTTTATGGCCTTTGCTTTTTGCGTGGCCGATTCGCGCTTTACCGGGCTTGAACCTACAATGGCGGCTTTTTCCCTTAGCCACTCTTCGTATTCCCGTTTATCTTTTGCCGTCCAACTGCTCATGCTATTTGCGGATAAGGTTCATGTAGTTTTCGATGTGCGGCACCATATCGCGGGCCGTTTCCACATCTTCGCCCTTAACGTAGTTCGAAAACTGCCGGAGTATTTTTACCTTATCGCTCCATTCCAGTTCCTTTCTTTTGATGGTGGTAAACAACTTTTGCAAGGCATCAATCTCGCCTTTGGGTATCAGGCATTCTTTCAGGGCTTCCACATCCATGTCGGGAGAAAGCTTTGCCGAGAGTTTGTCCGATATCATGCGCACTACCCTGCTCTGGTGTGCCAGCGATGTAAGCGCGTCCTCCTCTGCCGTGTTTTGCTTAATGCTTTGTTCCAGGATTCGTTTCTTAATACCCTTTTTATTGGAGTATTTTGAAACGGTGTTCTCGCTTAATCGCAGTATCCGGGCAATTTCGGTTTGCTCAAATCCTGCCTTTAGCAGGGCTTCAATAGCTGTTTCATGGGCTTTCGCCATTTCTTTTGATTTACAATTTGAATCAAAATTCATAATTATTTATGCGTTTTTGAAAATTGTTGTCGTTCAATGCAAACTTTATTGTATTGAATGACAAGAAGTTTGCAAAGTGTTCAGGAATGATGAAAATTTGTTTCTGAATATTTATGCAAAACGAGTGGAATTAAAATTCAGCAAAATAGTCAATCGCGAAAAGCGCAGTATAGAAATGCTTCTGTACGGCGAGCTGGGCAATGAAGTTAACGGGCACGATTTCGCCCGTGAACTAAACTGGCTTGGGCGCGAATACGACGAAATAACAGTTCGGGTAAATTGCAACGGCGGATCGGTTTCCCACGGGCTTTCCATTGTTTCGGAAATGATGGCTTCGCCCGCCTTTATTGTAGCAAAGGTTGACGGTGTGGCTGCCAGCATGGCTGCTGTTATTCTGGCGGCAGCCGATAAAGTGGTGATGAACGATTACGCCAAAGTGATGATCCACTCGCCTTATTATCTGGCCGAAGATGGAAGTAAAACCACCAAACTGAGCGCAAAAGACCAAAAGGCGCTGAGAATGCTAAAATCGACCCTGGCCGAATTGCTGGCTAAACGCGGCATTGAACAGGACGAAATTACCCGGCTTATGCGAACCGATAGTTGGTTTACTGCTGAGGAAGCATTGTTGGCAAAAATTGCCGACGAGGTGATTCCCACCGAACGCAAAAAAGAGCTGGCCGCCCTCGAACCCTTAAAACTGGTGGCCATAATCCAGACTAAAAAATCAATTTTAAAAACGAGAAATATGGAGAAAATTCTGGCTCGTTTGGGTTTGGACGAAAACGCCACCCAGGAGCAGGCTGTCGAAGCAATCGACAAGCTGGACAAAAATGAACCGAAACCCGATATGGTTTTGGTTGACAAGTTGGTTGCCCTGGCCAAAAAAACCGGGCGCGTTACCGACAAGAACGAAACGAAGGTGAAGGCGCTGGCTGGAACCGACATGGAACTGTTCTGCGACTTCATTGGCGTAGATACGCTGAGTGAAAGCAAAGGCGGCGATAACGACGAACGTTTGAGCGCTTTGGTTGCCAAAGCTGTAAAAGCTACAGGCAAAACACCCGGTGTAAAGTCCGAAGAAAGGGATTTTGCCTGGTACGAAAAAAACGATCCGAAAGCCCTGGCAAAAATGGAGTTTGAAAATCCTGAGAAATTCAAGGAACTGAAAGAAGCCGACGAGGCGAAGTATCAATAAATGTAAAACATTTTAAAAATGGCAACAGAACAAATCGTAAAATGGCCTTTTGGCCCGGCCTCTGGGTTAGCATTAACTGCTACCGGCGCACAGGCCCTCACAATTGAGAACGACCTCACCATTATTAATGGTGTGACCGTTGAAGCTACGGGAAACCGTACACTGAACCTGACCATTGACGACAACCTGAACACAGGCGCTCGGTTGGTAGTGAAAGCAAAAACAAACGGAACCGAAACCACTATTTGCGGTACCGGTATTACAGGCCCTACCGTTACAGGTGTGGCCGGAAAAACAAAAGTGTTTGAAGCTGTTTACGACGGCACTGCCTTCGTGGTGGTTGGAACCGCAGTTCAAATTGATTAACAAAAAAACATGAAATACGATGGCTGAAATTAATCCTATTAAGTACTCCTCGGAGTTACAGAAACAACTTTTCCCGGATAACAGCTTTTACAAAAAAGCCCTCCAGGAAACCGGCATAGCCGACACCACCGAGCGCGTGGAACGCCCCGTTCAGGGGAATATCAGTGCGGCAAAATCCGGCGTGCCAAAAACATTGCCTTTACAGGTTGACATTGCCCGCGACGACTCGGACTACTACTCAACCGACCTGGTTTACGCTCCGCCAATTTTGGTTGATATTCCGGGCGAATTCGCCCTGAACTACAACAAACGCGCGGCCAAACAGGTACAGCAGGCCGGAACCATAAATACCCGCGTGGCAACCATTGCCGCCATAAACTGGGGGCCAACCGTGGCCGCGCAGGTTTTGAAAACCACCGGATCAAGCCGTGCATCAAATGTGGTGGTTTCTTCCGGGTCGGCAATTAATAACCGCAAGGCGGCTGTTAAGGCCGACATGCTCAAGGTGCATAACCTGTTGATGCGTATGAACCTATCGGGCATCCAGGGCAATTTTTACGGCCTGGTAACTGCCGACTTTTACAGCGACTTGCTGGGCATTGCCGAGTTTGTGGATTATGACAAAACCGGCAACAACTCGAAACTCGAAGCCGGAATCATCGGTCGAATCATGGGAATCGAGCTGATGGTTCGCTCGGTT